TGGTGGGTCTGGGTACTGGACTGCAATCATTTTGTCCAGGTAGCGTTGCTCCAATGTGCTGTAGGCCATCACTGTCTTCCTTCAGCTTGTTTGAGCAATTGCTCAACACGGTTTATGTCGCGCAGCTTGCCAGGATCGTTCTTGTACCTCTCACGCAAATTTGGAAGATCACTTGCCGTTATTGCGCGATCCATGCCCAAGCGGGCTTGATACTGTTTCAATGTTTCTCGCGCTTGCTGCGCGCCTGCTGTATTTCTCTGGGCTGCAATACCTTGGTCAATCTTCTCCAGAATTTCAGTGTTGGTCAGAATCTTGCCTTGGCTTGCAGCGTCAGCTTTTATGCGCTCCGCTTGGGCATTGAGCTCGGCCCGCCGTGCCCACTCAACCGCATTGGGCTCCAGCGACACCACAACGCCGGGCGCTGTCTGAATACCAGCGCGTTGATTTATTCCGCGCTGCAATTCAGAGTCGTTTCGGCGATCAGTTGAGTACAGCTTCTGGGCCAAAGACACTGCATCCTTCCCGGTCAACCCTTTGCCAACAAACGCCCAGATTTGATCTGGTCGGGTAATTGCACCGCTCTCAATTTGAGCCCCAATATTGAACTCAACTTTTGGATTGCTCTCTGCCGCCTTGGGATCAGGCGGCTCAATCAAATCCTTGAGCACTGACAACGGCACCGACTCAGGGTTGGATTGCGCAATCAAACTAATTTGCGCGGTCAGCTTTTTCCTGGTCGGATTGTTGTAATCCTTGATAGCTATAGCTTGCTGATAAAGCGGAATGAACTGCATGAGCGCGCCACGCTTGGCATCATCACGCTGGACATCAGATAGTGTTTTTTGATTGTTTGCCGCAATCATAAAATTGGCAGTAGCCTTTGCCACGCCATCAAAATCATTGGCCGTCATGTCTTGCAAAATTGGACTTAAATTGCCTAGTGTCCCGCTACGAATTTTTGACAATGTGCCCATTGGATCGTTGAGGTACTGAGGCTTCATCAGCTCCCGTGTTACCGCGTTGATCTTTGCTTGTCTGAAAGCGTTGTCAAACTTTGCCAAGTTTGATTCCATCTTGTCAGCGGATAAGCCGTTCATGATGGAGTCCTTTGCAATTGCCTCACGCATCACTAAAGCCAGCTTATCTACGGGCTGCTGCTGGGTTCCATCAAAAAATGAGCCCTGCGCAACAATAGCGTCAAGCATTTTGATCTTGTTGTCCAAGTCAAAAGATATTTGAATTTGACGCTCTTCAAGTTTTCGCTCTGACTCAATTCGATATGCGTCTCTTAGCACCGTGTTGCCATGCGTTGCCATGGTGGCGCGAAATTTTAATGCGGCCTCTGCATCAATTTCAGAGAAGTTTTTTGGCAGCAGGCCGTCACTCACAGCTTTAATTTGCGTGCGTGCTTTTTCAGCAGTCATGGTGCCAAGCTTTACTTGCTCATGCACTTTGAGCAATTGGTTCAAGCCTTCACTTTCAAACGCACTGGACAATTGAAAGCTGCGAGCCTTTGCAACGGCCTTATCAAAAATGTTCAGCGTGTTGCCGGTAAGGTTTTCACCAGTGCGCCCAAGATCGCTGGTGTCCCCATTCATTGCGGCCTGCAATTGCTTTGGCGTTGGGGGATTGTCAGCAACGTATTGCAACCCCTCTTGCTGGCGTTGCTCTCCAGCTTTTTGGAACAGCGTTGATGTCAGCCGATCTAGCATTTGAGCCAGGACATTACTTTCCTGGGCCTGGACGCGGGACGCAATAAAGTCAACCGGCTGGCCTTGCACTTGCACCATTGGCACGCCGCCAGCGCCGCGTAATTGCATTTGACCGGATTCAATTCTTGTAGCCATTACGCCATCCCATATGCTTGGATGCCAGCGTTAAACAGCGTTGCATTTGCCAATAGGCCACCCGTAGATCGGGCCGAGCTTGCTGCCCCTTCATATTGACTAGCCTGGCTTTTTGCGCTGTATCGGGCAACCGTGTTTTGATACCCCGTGCTTTGGATCATTGCGGTTGCGTCCTCAAATCCCAGTACCCGTGCGGCCAGGGCGTTGAGGTCGGCAATGCCAACATCGCGCATGGTGGCCGCAATGTTTTCGTTTTGGATGCCCAGGTTGGAGCCCTCGTTAATCACCACGCCGTTGGCTGCCGCCCTAGCCCTGGCCGATGCATTAGTGGCCCGCATGTTCTTGAGTAGCGTGTTGCCCGCAATGGTGTAGTTCTGCGCTTCCATCTCAGCTCGCTTGAGCGTCCTGCCAGCTTGGATGGCGCTGTACTGTTCGGACATGTCGGCGCGAATGCCAGACAGAAACAGCGTGTCCCTGGCCTGTAGCAAGTACCCAGTTTGCTGGTTGATAGAGGCCGCAGCCTGCGCCTGTGCTTGTCCATATGCGTTGAAAACACCGGCAGCGCCAAACGTCTGACCTTGTGTCAACCCGAGTGCGTTGGTTGGTACGGGAGTAGTTGCCATGTCAAGTCCCCGAGAACACTGCGACGCGATAGTCCAGGCCAAGCAAATTCATCTTGACCGGCAAATCTTGGGACACCTCAACAAATTGCTCGCGGCTGTAGCCAAGCACCCCCGCAACGCGCTTGATGCCGGTGAACTCTGGCAGCGGCTCGTCAAGCAGTGGGTTATCAAAAAGTCGAAAAGCCACTGGTTGGTTGTTAATGATCATGTTCTGTGTTTTGTTGACCACAGCGCTAATCTCAACAATTCGCTTTTTAAACGACACTCGGCTGCCGGTTTGCAGCTTGATTTCAGCAGGCATGGTTCTGATGTAAACGGTGATTGGCAAACCAACCTCGTAGCTTGTTACGCTTGATCTGTCAAACGTAACGCTACCGCCACCGCTCACAATCTCATTGCCTTGCGGTGAGCCATCAGTAATCACGTTTAGCGACTTACCCAAATGCGGCAAGCTGCTTGCACTTGCTGCGGCACCGCCAACAAAGGCGCAGTCGGTGAAATATGCGTAGTCAAATTGCTCAATAAAAAATTTAGTTACGCTATTGAACACACGCTGGGTCACCACATAGATGACGTTAACATCCACGCCAACATCAATGAAAAGCCCATCTGTCAGAAACTCTGACGGGCTGGTCACCTGCTGGCTGCGCATGATGCTAAACACCGCCATGCTGCCGTCATCGGTGTTTGTCATCAGCAGCAGATCGGCCTCTTCGGTGCTCGACGCCCGGCGCAACGCAATGCGCTGCGGCCCCTTCAGCAAGTGCCCAGAAAGCAAAGAGATGCGCTGTGTGATGTAGGTAAGCTGGGTGTCAGAGAAGATGAACTCGTTGAGCGACTTGCCCTGGCGCTGTATGTAGATCGATCCAGACTCCACCGACTGCACCCGCGTGCCCGGCTTGATCCCGTTTCGGCTGACGTTCTTGAATGTAAACGTGAGCGGCGTCACCGGGTCGGTGCCCGTTTGCGGAATGAAGAACTCGCCGCCCGTGGTGAACACCTGGAAGTCACGCGAACTGATAATGTCGGTGATGACGTTGAGCTCGTTGGTGTCCAGCGTGGCCTCAACGGCGTCATCATCCAGGTTCTCTGTGGGCACAAAGTCAAAGAACAAACCAATCTTGGAGCCCCACACCGTGCTTGGCCGGGACTTGCTACCGCCAAAGTAGAGCCGCCCTTCGTGAAAAGACACCGAGCGCGGGTACCCCTTGGCAGCGCTCCAGACATCTACATAGCCGGTTTCCAGTTCCCAGGCACCCGACGCCTTGACCGATGTGTCAAAGAATGGGTACTCAGTGACCGCCTTGACCACGGTGGTGCTCACAAACTCAATGACCCGAGCGCGGCCTTGGATGGTGCTGTTGACGTACTGGTTGACACTTCCCGCGCTAAAGCTTGCGGCGCTTGCCGTAAGCGTGATGTTGCCCGATACAGCACTTACCGTCAGGGTCGCTGCCGGGTTGGTTGTTGCCAGCGTGTAGGCGTACTTCGGGATGGAATCAAACGAAATGGTTGTGGCCGTCCAGTCTGCATCTGTCGCGCCACGCACAATCTTGACGGGGCTCAAGTCTGGGTGAACCACAATCAGCGTGTCGGCTGACTGAGTCCAGCACATGTCATCCACAATGTCGCTGGTGATGGCCGTGGTCAAAAAGCTGTTGCCGGTGCCATTGATGTTGGTGACGATTGCACCGTTTTTGATAACGTGCATGCGGTTGTGCGTAAAACACAACATGTAGCTGTCGGCCACCGAAAACTGAAAAGACACAAGCCGCACACCGTTGCCTGCGCTGGATGCGCCAGAGGAAGAGTTTGGTAGCTCAAAGATGTGCTTGGTGCCAGGACGCCGACGCAAGCCGCCCTGGGGCTGAATGAGCACGTTGGTGGCCTTTGCCAGGGCGTTGCCGTAAGCAGCCAAGTCAACGCGGGCACGCAACAATGGGTCGAGCTCACCCGTTGCAAAGTTGGTAGTGAACTCAACAAACCGCGCCATCAGCCAAACCTCGCCTCAATGAGTGAGAAGTCTTGCATGGCCCGGCTCGGGTTGCCCTGGCCGTCGATCTGGGCAGCGGTGCGGAAGAATCCACCGCGCCCGTTCTCGGCTGGCTCACCGACTGCGGTGCGCTTCCAATTGGCGGCCTTGTCGGCTTGCTCAGTGATT